ACGAACCGAGTGCCTCGAAACACCAATAGATGTTCAAGTAGAGAACCGAGATACATACAGATATAGATATAATGGTGGGGAATATGAACGAGTACCCCACGTTGAAAAAGTTAAAACAATAATCACTAAATAAATAAACACTACATATTGTGTAGGGGTGTCAACCCCTACACAAGATATGCTTGTTGACTACGGGCCCACCCACCCGGATTACAAAAGGGGTCCCAGACGGTTGACCTTTACTGTTTGATTTAGAGATAGATATGCTGTAAAAAGAAAACGAGAGGGAAACAGAGTTGAAAAAAATTCTGCAAAAATTTTTATGAAACAAGAAATTATTGACAAGCTTCCACCAGACGCGCAGAAAGAATTTTTAAGACTAGCCATGAAGCTAGACGAGAAAACAAAACAAGAGAAAGTCCACGACTCGTTTTTAGATTTTGTAAAACATGTATGGCCTGAATTTATAGAAGGGCCCCACCACAAAAAGATTGCTGACAAATTTAATAGACTCGCTAAAGGTAAGATAAAAAGATTAATTATTAATATGCCGCCCAGGCATACTAAGTCAGAGTTCGCGTCCTTCCTTCTACCCTCTTGGATGGTAGGACGTAAACCTGATCTTAAGATTATACAGACGACCCACACAACAGAACTCGCGATCCGTTTTGGTCGAAAGGCTAAGACACTAATCGACTCCCCTGAGTACCAACAGATATTCAAGACACGACTCAGAGAGGACTCACAGGCCGCGGGTAAATGGGAAACCGAGCAAGGAGGTGAGTACTATGCAGCGGGTGTGGGATCGGCGATAACGGGCCGTGGAGCGGATCTACTGATTATCGATGACCCACACTCTGAACAGGATGCATTGAACGTCACCGCCTTGGAGCGAGCATACGAGTGGTATACATCAGGACCACGTCAGCGTCTGCAGCCAGGCGGAGCGATCGTAGTTGTCATGACCAGATGGAACATGAAAGACCTGACCGGTATGTTACTTAGATCACAGAAGGAATTAAAATCAGATCAGTGGGAGATAATAGAGTTTCCTGCGATCATGCCATCAGGTAAACCTGTGTGGCCACAATATTGGAAGCTTAACGAGCTAGAGGGTGTGAAGGCATCACTATCCGTCGGTAAGTGGAACGCGCAGTGGATGCAAAACCCGACAGCGGAGGAAGGATCGTTAATCAAACGTGAGTGGTGGCGAGTCTGGGACAAGGGTTATATCCCACCGTTGCAGCACGTGATACAATCTTATGATACTGCATTTTTAAAAAAAGAGACAGCCGATTACAGTGCGATAACCACCTGGGGTGTGTTCTATCCGGATGATGATAGCCCTGCAAATCTGATACTATTGGATGCGTTTAAAGATAGACTAGAGTTTCCAGAACTACGTAAAGAAGCGTTGGATCAATACAAATATTGGAATCCTGAGACTGTTATCATAGAGTCTAAGGCCAGTGGTCTACCTCTAACTTACGAGTTGCGAAAGATGGGCATTCCTGTTATAAATTACACACCCAGCAAAGGACAGGATAAACATGCTAGGGTTAACGCTGTATCCCCGCTATTCGAGTCGGGTGTAATATGGGCGCCGGATGAAAAGTTCGCTGAGGAGGTTATAGAAGAATGTGCATCATTTCCTTATGGAGATCATGACGATCTGGTGGACAGTACAACACAAGCGGTAATGCGCTTTAGACAGGGAGGGTTTGTATCTCACCCTGAAGATGAAAAAGATAATGCATTACCACGAACGGAGAGAACATATTACTAATGTCAAGAAAAATATTATTACAAACAATATTAAAGCTCACAGATAAAATCAAAACAGGAGATGCAAACTTTATGGATGTCTCAGCTGAGTATTTTAAATCTACTGGGGATTTTATGGATGACACACAAAAAGCTATTGCTTTGGAAGAAATTAATAAAATTGCTCCAGATAATGTTACAACTCTTGAAGGTGTAGACGCAGTAGAAACTATTTTACCTATGAGAGGACCTAACGTCCAAAAAGCTGGAGACATGTCTGACACACCTTTTACAGATACAATAAGAAAAGAAAATCCAGATGTGGAGATACGAGGTGATGAGTCTTTTGATGAGTTAATGGAGAAGTTGAGAGCATCTGATCAAGCAGATATGGCAAAAGAAGAAGGCATCGGTTCGCTATTTCCTAAAGGTGAACGAGGAGAGGGTTTTGATATATTTAATTCTAAAAGAGATGAGGCAGCAGAGTTTGTAAGAAAAATGCGTGGAGCTGGTATTAAAAATCCAGACATCAGAGGTGTGTTCAAAGAATTTGGTGACGACATCGAGGGCGGCAAACGAGCCGCGACCACATTAGCGCGTGCCGCGGATATGAAAGCGGATACAAAAATTAAACAAGAGTTGTTATCAGAACTCGATGAGATGAAGATGGACAAAGGACCGAGGTTCTTCCAAGAAGAATACATGGGCTATGATGATTTTAGAAGTGCAGAAGATGCTAAAAAGATAGAGGTTAACAACGCAATCGTAGATGATCTAGAAAAGATGGGTGTAGAAGATGACACTGTTATGTTTATCATGGGTAGAGCAAGAGAGATTAATAGAAAACCTTTTTATACTTCAGGTGAAGATTTTGTAGATATTATAAAAGAAGAATTAGACTTTCAAGGTATCGACTACGATGTAGAGTTTTATAAAAACTATTTCAGAGAATTAACAGGTTTGATGAGAAAACCTGAACCTAGATTCATGTACGGCGGAACTGTGTAATGGTAAAAAGATTTAATCTAACTGATGAATTCTTAGCGATGACTTATCCTGACGACTATTACAAAAGTGTAATAGAGCCAGCTAAATTAGGTAAAGGTCCAATCCCAAGTAAAACAGAGATGTTGTTAAAATCTCAACCTTTTAAAGCAGTTACTCTCCCAGCAAGAGAAGCATTGAACCCAGGGTCAGTTGGAGCGTTTAGAGCTTCAGGGACTCCTTTAGCTAGTAAAGTTGTAGGAGCCGGTAGGTTTGCTTTGGGCGGTCCTTTTGGTATTGCAGCACTTGCAGGCCAGGGAATAGGAATGGGTGTTGATGCGATTGCAAGAGCAACTAACACTCCTGAAGAGTATGAAGCTATGAAAGAGGCAGCAAGAGTTTCGGGAGGCACAGGTTATTTTGATTTTACAGATGAAGAATTAGGTATTACAGGTCCAACAGTTGCAGAACAAGTTGTCTCTGATGTCAACATTCCTGGTGGTTTTATATCAAGAGCAGAGGCAGCAACAGCTAATCCGGATGTAGTGCCATCTGAAGTTATTGGAGCAGCTCCACAAGTTTTTGATATCAATCAACTTGGTGATCCGGCATTAAATCCAGGATCAGTAAATGTTATGGGTATAGATCCATTTGGTGTTAACGAAGATTTGATTGATAGAGGTAATCCTTTAGGTGATCCTAGAGTTGTATCTGAAGAGATGGGTCTTGTTGGTGGTATACCAGATAGAGGTAGAGGAATGGCTGGACCAGCTGTTGAAATGATTGGTGGTCAGGCAGTTCCTGTTGGTGATGTGTTGGGAAGACAGATGGCTTTAGAAAAAGCAGATTTTTTTGAAGAACCTAAATCAAGATTTGGTTTAGGAGAATTATTAAGTTTAGCTGGTCTTATAACTCAAGCAAGACCGATTCAGGCAGCAGCTATGATGGCTAACCGAGATAAGATTGGTAGAGGTATTGATAGAGTTAAATCAGGTCTTGGTTCGTTAGGTAAAAGAATGGGAGATTTTAGACAAAAAGTTACAGGATACAGAACACAAGCAGAATACGATCAAGCAAGAGAAGATAGACGAGCACAGAAAAGAACAGACAGAATGATTGATAGAATTACAGAAGGTAAGAAAACAAGAAGTGATCCAAGAAAAGCTGGAACAACAAAAGCTCAAAAAGATGCAATCTCTGCAGCAATGCGAGAATCTAGAAGAGGTGGACAATATGATAGTGGTGGAAGCGGCGGCGGAGGTGGTAAAGTTGTCTGCACAATGATGAACGAAAGATATGGGTTTGGTTCGTTTAGAAATAAAATCTGGATGAAGTTTCACGAAAGCTATGGACCAGAATATCAAAAAGGTTACCACGCAATATTCTTACCATTAGTTAAGATTGCAAAAGGTGAGGGTAAGATAAACACAGCGGTTAGAAAAGTTCTAGAGCATATGGGCAGACACGTAACTGCTGATATGTTTAAAATAATGAAAGGCAAAAAACGAGACACGCTTGGCAGAATCTACAGAGCTATCTTCGAACCTACTTGCCATATCATTGGAAAGATTAAGTCCGCTCTAGGGAGGGGATAATGAATAAGGACGATTTAGCCAGAATTTTATTTAACAAATCATTTGATGAACTAGATGATTCTCAAAAGAAAACAGTTTTAAATTTTTCAATTAAAAAACCAGAAGTAGGTACACCAATAAAATATGACTCAAACATTGGTGCGATTGTAAATGAAAACACAGATCAACCCGCGACTCAAAATCAAATCTTAACTTTCGTTAAAGATAATCCATTAAAAGTTACAGCAGGTACATCACTTGCTTTCGCTGCAGAAGAAATACCTGGAGCCTACAGAACTGCTAGAGGAGTTGGTGAAACAGGACCTTTACCAAAAGGTAGAGGTAAAGTTAGATCTGCATTAGGTATTACCGGTGCACTCAAACCAGTCTTAACCACAATCGGTACGCCTGCCATGACCGCTTTACTCGAAGGACCCATAGCTGCAAAAAGATTAGAGGAAGGTGAGAGTGCAACAGATATTCTAACAGATCCATTAGGACCTGCTTTGGGTGTTGCATTTATGGAGCCATTCTCTAGAGGTGCAGGTGTAATCAGAGATGCACCAAAAAGAACGATGGCACAGGGTTTACGTAATTATTTTAATTTAAGTGATGTTGGAAAAGCCAGACCTGGTCTAACCAGTAAAGCTTTAAGACTAGGCATGAGTCCTAGAATGATTGCAGGTGCCTCTAGATTTTTAGGCATTCCTGGGTTATTATTAGGAGCTGGATTATCTGGCTACGATGCGTACAAAAATTATCAAAATCAGGAGGGGTTTCTATATAACCTATTAAACAAATGAGCAGTGGTTTCTTAAAAGCTTTAGGAGTATTGGCTAAAAGTCCAAGTTTAAATAGATACTTAAATGTTCTTAAACCTGCAGAGGAGGGTGTATCCAGAGGCATGGATTATTTCAACAACGCCATTAAAAAAGTTGTTGATGAAGGGGATGAGATAGAAAAAACTTTAGATACTAAAAAATATGTTCACCCAGATAGACCTGATATTTTTGTGGAGATCGATGTCAACACAGGAAATGTAAATGTAGGTTTACTAGACGAAGAGGCTGGAGCTTTTGCTTACTCAGATTTAGAATTAGATCCTCGTAGTGCAGATATTAAAGAGAAAGCCAAACTTATGAAAGAGATGGGTAAGAGCAAAGGTAAAGGTAAGAGAGCTAGAATGATAGAAATAGCAAATAGAATATTGAGAGATAAAAAAGCTGATGGTGGTAGAGTTGGTATGTTTATGGGAGGCTCACTTCCAAAAGGTGCAGGGCTGCTTAGACAAATGATAAAAATGTATGCTAAAGAAAAAGGTATAGAAAACCCTTCTACAATGTTGAGCAAGTTTAATCCTAAACGAGCGGATAAATTTTTAGATGATCCCAACATATTTATGAAAGCAAATATTAAAGAAGGTATCATGGCCACAGACGCAGCAAAACAATTAAAAGAAACAGGACAATCTATAAGAATAGATGTGGTTGAATATTTATTAAAGATGGCTAAAGATTTAAGAAGTATGAATCTTACTACCAAAGAACAAACTGCTGCAATGGTTGAAGCAGCAGTTAAAATGGGGATGGACAGAAAACAAGCAGAATTTTTATCAAAGGGTCTTGCAAAGGCTGCGGAAACTGGTGCTGGCTTTCCGCGTAATGCACCTGAACCAACTGAACGAGGAATTTTAGAATTAGAAACAATTCTTAAAAATTTAAAAACAGGCGGCAAATCTCCAAGATCTTTAAATGCAGATGGTGGTTATGTTGGATTAAAGGATGGTGGAGAGGTAAGTTTGACAGTAATAGAAATACCTGATATCAGTGGGTCGGGTGTTGAAACTTTATTCAAAAAAAGATAGGATAACAAATGGCCGAGATTGACAAACCATTACCAAATACAAATCAAACACAAGTTCCAAAAGAAGAAATAATAGAGGTTGAAAAAACAAAAGCAGCTGAAGTTATCGATACTCCAACAGGACCTGTTGAGGTATCTATGGATGAAGAAGGTGGGGCAGAAGTATCTTTTGATCCAACAGCAGTAGATCCAATACAGGATCATTTTGCAAATCTTGCAGAGAGTCTAGGTGATGAGATCCTAGAACCTCTTGGTGCAAAAATGGTGGATCAATACAATGAATACAAAGAGTCTCGTGGTGATTGGGAAGATACATATCGAAACGGACTAGAACTATTAGGATTTAAATATGAAAGACGAACTGAACCCTTTAGAGGTGCGAGTGGTGTCAATCACCCTGTGCTTGCTGAAGCTGTTACGCAATTTCAAGCGCAAGCTTATAAAGAGTTACTCCCGTCTGACGGACCAGTAAGAACTCAGATCTTGGGAGACGTTAATGTTCCAAAAGAGGAGCAGGCTAAACGTGTAAAAGATTTTATGAATTATCAGATCATGGATCAGATGAAAGAATATGAACCAGAGTTTGATCAAATGTTATTCTATCTCCCTCTCTCCGGCTCTACTTTTAAGAAAGTCTATTACGACGATATTATTGGTAGAGCCGTGTCAAAGTTTGTGCCGGCAGATGACCTGATCGTGCCATACTCTGCAAACTCATTAGAGGATGCAGAAGCTGTGATACACGTCATAAAAATATCAGAGAATGAATTAAGAAAACAACAGGTCGCTGGTTTCTATAGAGATATAGAATTAGGAGATCCACCAGTAACCGAGAATCAACTAGAAGATAAAAAATTACAACTAGAGGGAATATCAAAAGATGGCCAGGAGGACCAATATGTCCTTTATGAGATACATACAAATCTAGATCTTGACGGTTACGAGGATGTAGATGCAAGTGGAAACGAGACAGGAATAAAACTCCCATATGTTGTAACTGTTTCTCAAGCAGGTAATAAAGTCTTATCTATAAGAAGAAATTATAAAGCAGAAGATCCAAAGAAAAATAAAATAAATTATTTTGTACAATTTAAATTTTTACCAGGCACAGGTTTTTATGGGTTTGGTCTGATCCACATGATAGGTGGATTGACAAGAACTGCAACAGCAGCTCTTAGACAATTATTGGATGCTGGAACTTTAGCTAATCTACCAGCTGGATTTAAATCTAGAGGTATAAGAGTCAGAGATGATGCACAACCATTACAACCTGGAGAGTTCAGAGATGTGGATGCACCTGGCGGTAATATCAAAGATCAGTTTATGACTCTGCCTTTCAAAGGTCCTGATGCAACCCTATTACAATTGATGGGTGTTGTGGTATCAGCAGGTCAGAGATTTGCTGCGATATCTGACATGCAGGTCGGTGACATGAATCAACAGGCTGCAGTTGGTACAACTGTTGCTCTTCTTGAAAGAGGATCAAGAGTTATGTCAGCTATTCACAAAAGATTATATGTTGGTTTAAAACAAGAATTTAAATTATTGGCAGAGGTATTTAAAACATACCTGCCACCGGTGTATCCATATGATGTGCCAGGTGCAAGACGAGAGATTAAAGTACAAGACTTTGACGACAGAGTAGATATACTTCCTGTTGCAGATCCAAACATATTCTCACAGACTCAAAGAATCAGTTTGGCACAAAGTCAATTACAGCTAGCGCAATCAAATCCTCAGATACATAATCTGTATCAAGCGTATAGATCTATGTATGACGCGCTAGGTGTGAAAAATGTAAATGCAATATTACCACCACCTGCACAACCAGTGCCGATGGATCCTGCATTAGAACATATCATGGCCATGTCACAAAAACCTTTTCAGGCTTTTCCTGGTCAGGATCACAAAGCTCACATCGATGCCCACCTAAACTTTATGAGATTAAATATGGTGCAAAATAATCCGTTGGTTTCAGCATCTTTACAGAAAAATATTTTAGAACACATCAGTCTGATGGCACAAGAACAGGTGCAGATAGAATTTGTAGAGGAATTACAAGAATTACAGATGATCCAACAACAGATGGGTGCTGTAAATCCTGCGATGATGGCCGGAATGATGCAAAATCCACAGGTCATGCAGATGCAGCAACGAGTTCAACAGATAACAAACCAGATAGAATCTAGAAAAGCTATCCTAATTGCAGAAATGCAAGAGGATTATGCTAAAGAAGAGGAGAAAATAACTGGTGAGTTTGCTGGTGATCCATTATTAAAAATAAAATCTAGAGAAGTTGACCTAAGAGCTATGGAAAATGAGCGAAAAGAGGAAGAAGGTCAAGAAAGATTGAATCTTGACAAGATGAAAGCAATGATGAATCAAGAAAATCAAGAAGCAAAACTAGAACAGAACGAAAAATTGGCAGGTTTAAGAGCTGGAGTGTCTTTAGCGAAGCAACAAATGTCTGATGCGAGCAAAATTCACGATTTCGGTAGAAACTTTCCAAAGAAAAAGGTATAAATCATAACTTAAGGAGTTAACTATGATTAAAAAAACAAAAAATGGTCAAAACAACGTAAAAGTTGTACCTGAACTTGGTGCAGGAGCTGACGGAATGCAAAAAGGTGGTATTCCAGTCGAGATGACTGACCCATTTGAGTCACAGACAGTTGATGTCAAGGGTACAAAGCGTATGCGACCAGATAAGAAACCTGTAAAAGCAACTTGGTACTAAATCATGTGGTTATCGGCAATTAAATTAGCCGTCTCTGCAGGA